GTCCCGTCCAGAATGCCCCGAGGATTGGCCACGTAGCCCCTGGTAATGAACACAGGGTCGTAGCCGAAGGGATGCCCCACTACTTTGATCTCTTGCTCGAAGCCGACAGGGGTCTTTTGCAGACTCAGACCGGGGGCACGCAACCCAGGTACCTTGACGATAGCGATGTCCATGTCCTTGCTGACTGCCACGATCTCAACTGTGAGGCTGTCGACATACCGGCCTTCCTGTCCTATCTCAAAGACACAGTGTGCAGCCGTGATCCAGTATTGCGGTTCGTGATCCGTTGCACTGATAGTGCAGATATTCTTCGTATCGCCGACCTGCGCGCCCTCAAGCATGCCGGCGTTGCGAAGGAAATTCATCGCAAAGCTGTCCTCTTCGAGATCGACGATTTTCACCTGAAGGGGGCGAACAGAGGCAAGGAATGCAGGCCCATTAGCAGCGGTTGTAGGCTGGATCGTACCGGCACACCCGACAAACAGTGAAAGAATGCCTGCCAGGAAGAGAAATACCAATAAGAATTTGATACCAGTTCGCAGCATAAAACCCCCAGACAAATAGTGTTACAGGAGACCAGTGTAGCACTTTGACACGTGGGGGGTATTATTTCTTGCTCAGCTGAATCCGAATTTCGGTAAAGTTCTCAATCATCAGCGATTCCATCCGTCGGAGCGTCTCAGCCATTGCCGGTAACTCGTGCAAATGGTTCGTCTTGACATCGGACAATTCAGCCTTCGAGGGCTGGCGCTTCACAAGAATGTAGATGATCACGCCGAGCAGAGCCGTGACGCCGAGCGGAGACATCGAGTTGAGTGCGGTGAGGAGTTCGAGAATGCCGTCCATAGAGTCCTTTTATTCGTCCAGATCAAATGCAGTCTGGGCGCCTCGGTCCAAACCAGCACGGTTCCGATACATCTGCGAACGTGCAGCACGCTCGTCGAGGAGGAACCGCGAGGCCTCTGACGTGGAGATGCCTGGGTTCTCGGCGATGATCTGCCGCAGTGCGTCGAAGTCATTTTCCGTGAGCCTGTCGTCTACGGCAGACAGCGGGCTCCGGCGTGAGCGTGTTGACGGAATATCCAGGTCCGCGCCAGCAGGCGGCAGCTCGGGTACATCCTCAGCTACGTCGAGCAGCTCCTGGGGCAGTCTACGACCTTCGGGGGTCGTCACGCCCTCGTTGACGAAGTTTCGGCCGAAGCGTTCTGCGGCCCGTTCCCTGGAGACGTTCGGGGCGCCTCCGCTGACACCTGTCAAGTCGACCTCATCGCCGATCTCTTCGAGCGTAGATGCAGCGCGCGGAGCTGGCGGGGTAATGCGGACATTGCCGGGGCCTGCCGGTGTTACTGACGTTGCTCGATTGAGTAATTCCTGCTCCTGTGGGGTCAATCCGACAGGTTTCCGAACCTCAGATAGGTCGGCGGCCTCTTCGGCCCTCCGTACTGCTGCCTCACGCTTACCAGATGCGATACGAATGGCACCCGAGCGCTTTTTCTCAGCATCAATAGCTTCATCCACCGCTTCGAGCCCCGCGCGTGCTGGGTCCGTAATATCGTCGATATTACCAACCAGGCCCTTTTCTACGTCCGTGACAAATCGAGGAAGGGCTGCTTTTGTTGGGACTACTTCACTTGCTACGGTCATCTGAGCAGGAGCCGTCTTCGACGCAACGACCGTGCCGCCGGGCGTAACCAAGCGGGTTGGAACGCGTCCGGTATTACCCCAGCGGGTCAGGGCCTTGCCGCCAGACTCCAGGACTTCGGGCGTGGCCATGAGGGCAGCCCCGACAGGCAGGTTGCCTGAGGCGATAGCCGCACCACCGGAGATTCGCAGCGGGAAGCGAGCCTTTTCACCGAGCGAGGCCATAGCAGGCCCCACCCGACGAGCAACCGGCTTGCCAGCCGTGGGGATGGCCTTGGCCGTTGCGAAGCCGACCCCGGTCTCGGCAGTCAAGTCAGCGACAGCCGCGCCGAACTTCTGTGGGTCATTGGCCGCCATTGCGATGGTGTCGTCGAGGGCTTGCTTGGCCTTGCCAGGCAGCTCGCCAGCCGCATCCCGCCAGCGAGTCAGGGTCCCGACCGGGTCGGTCAGCAAGTCTGCGCCCTCACCACCGGCCGAAATCGCCATCCGAACCGTATCGTAGATGGCCCCAGGAATGCCCTGGACAGCTTTTACGGTGCCTGGGACGATCTCCTTGGCAAATCCCTTAGCCCCCTCGACTGCGCCCTCCTGGAGGCCAGCCAGGGCCGCCTGGGCGGGGGTCTGAGCGTCGAAGCCGGGAGCCCGACGCTCGCGGATCTGTTGATCGGCAGACTTCGGCTCCTCGGGAACCTCAATCCTGATGGTTTTGCGCGCCCCGTCAGGAGTCTCGATGACGATCGTTTTGATAGGCATCAGTCTACCGAGATCACCTTTCCGCCCATGAACGTATCGCCGACTTTGGGGATACCGCCACCACCACCTGCTGCAGGCGCCTCGGGCTCATCGAGCGCTTCGAGGCCCTTAACGTACTTGTTCCACGAGGGACCGATACCGGCGGTCTCCGCCTGCACCGTGAACTCCTTCAGCTTGCGCTTCCGGCCGTCCTTGATGCTTTCGGCCATGCGTTCGGCGGTTGCCGCGATCTGCAGGGCAATCTCTGGCGGCATGTTGCCCGTACCATCGAGGAACTTCTCAACAGTGGCCTTGAGACGTCCCGCAGCCGAACCCAACCCAGCCAGGTTCTTCAACTCGCCCTCACGAACGGCCGACTGGTACGTGTCCTCGATCTGGACGAAAGCGTACCCAAGGTTCTGTTGCTCGACTGCGTTCTTCGGGTCCTTGCGGATAGCCCTGACGGCATCGCTGAGGATCAGCGTACGGTCGGCAGCTTTCGTCAGCGGCGACGTCTGGTACTTGCCTGCGAGCGTATTGAACGACGACGCCACCTGGGCATCAGTCAGGCCGTCTCGACTGGCCGAGCGTTTGCGGTTGGCGTCACGAGCCTGGTACGCGTCGAAGCCGAGCGGTTTCCGTCCGGCCGCAGTCTCGTCGGCTTTGTACTGTTCCCACTCTTGGATCGTCGCCGACTTGGTCGGTGGGGCCGCAGGCTCGAAGTCTGAAGCAGGCATGTTCAGGCCAGCGGCCCGAGCAGCCGCCGACATCGCGGCACCGGTCTCGCCCTGTTTCAGCGCAGGCATTGTCTTAAGACCCTGGATGAACTTCTGCTGAGCGGCCCGGGCCTGCTCTTCCTTGACCTGGGCTGGGGAGCCAGCGAAGCGGATGTTACCCGCTGGTAGCTCGGCCACGGGCGTCTCGCCGCTGGCACCATCTGGCGACAATTCGGTGATGAGACCGGGTGCCTCAACTTCAGCAGGCGCGGGCGGCTGGACAGCCGTTCGCATTGGAATGCCGTGCTTTCTCGCGCGCACGGTCAGGTCCTCGGTGGGAATATCGCCAATGATCATCCCTTCGACTTCCTTCTCAGTCTTCGAGCGCTCGCGATCTTCCAACTTCAGCTTGGTCTCCAGATCTTCGCGTTCGAGGAGCCGCTTAGCCCGCTCCATATTCGAGCGGTGTGTCTCGGCGGCCTGAGCATCGAGACGAGCCTGTCGGGCATCCACTTCACGCTTGACCATGAAGTCTTCGAGCGCACTGGCGGCGGCGGCACCGGGTGACAGGAAAGGCATCAGAATGTATCCGTCAGAAGGTCGGTCAGTGACAGGCCCGGAGCCAGCCAATTCCCGATAGTTTCCATGGTACCCGGGCGCGACGTTTGCGACAACGCCTGTGGATCGAGTGGCGCGAACTGGGGCGCGCGCATCTTCGCTGACGTGTACTGCGGAGTGTCAGCCGTACGGCTCAGTGCCTGCTTTTCCAGATTCGTGAGCCCTTCCATCATCTCGGGGCTGAATGTCTGCGCCCCACGAGGATTCTCGACGCTGAACTGCGGATTCTTCATGATCGAGGCGCGGTAGAGATTCTTCCTCGCTTCGTCACGTTGTGCGGCTTCTTCGCGGGCCTGTGCGAGCTGCTGGCTTTGGAACGCGTTCTCGCCTTGCATGTTCGACTGCTGGGCTCGGTAGAGACTATCATCTTCCTGAGCCTGACGCTGCGCGGCTGCTTCCGTAGCCGCCCCGACAGCCCCAGCCCCGCCACGCAAGATGTTGCCGATCTTGTCCATGGTCGAGCCGCCACTCTTGACTGCATTCGCGACTGTGCCGATAGTGCCGAGTGTACTGCCAACACCAGCTGTCGTCCCAAGCGCACCCAAGCCCATGCCCGTAGATGCTGCTGTGGGGGCGCCCGCTGCCGCAGCAACGCCACTACCGGTTCCACCAGCTCCGACCCCTGCCGCCCCGCCACCAAGTGCGCCTGCTGCACCGGCTGTCCCGACCGCAGCTGCTGCGATAAGCGCGACTTTCACACCTGTTGGAAGCCCGGCCCAGCCGCCCTTTTCGTTAAGGTTGCCGGCGGGGTCGATCTTCATGTCGCCGGGGAACTTGAACCCCGTGTTCTGCTCGACGATGGCCTTCAGCTCATTGCGCTGGTCCTTCGTCAGCTGGACCTTGTTCGGGTCGAGCCCCTTGGCCTGAAACCACTCCTGATACCAGGGCGACGTCCTGATCTTCAGGTTGAACTGATTGATGCTGGTATCTGACATGCCCATTGCATCACCTTAGAGGAAAATGTTGTCCCAGCGGCCCGTGTCGTATTCGTAGGCACGCTGACCGAGAGATCGACCGAATTGGTCTTTCTGCATATCGAGGTTGCGGTCGAACTGCGATCCCTGCTGCTTCAGATTCCGGCCGAACTGTGATTCCTGCTGAGCGAGCTGCAGCCGCGTCAGTTCGTTTTGCAGGGCCATTTTCTGCTGATCAGACAGGAAGGCCGCACCCGCGTCGAGTGCGTGCTCAATCTTGGCACGACGAGCCGACAGCTCGTTCTGCATGGCCTGACCTTGGAACCCGCCCACTGACTTACCGAGCTGCTCGGCACTGCGCCGTTCCTCGGATCGCTGGTTGCCGTAGGGGCCGGCTGCCTCGGCCTGCTGGGCCAGGAAGTCGCGACGTGCGTTCACACCCTCGGAGCGATACGCGTCCGTCTGCGCCTTGATAATCGGGTCGTTCGGGTCGACGTTCTCAGAGCTGCGCGCGCGCTCCATGAGCAGATTGAACAAATCGGACGACTGAGGGCCCATGTTGCCCGTGTTGTAGCCGCCTGCCGCCTTACTGCCACCACCAGCTCCGCCACCACCGACCACAGGCGGTAAATTACCCGGCCCCGGGGGCGTCTTGCCTTTCGGCTTAGCGGTCGATTTACCGCCGTACAATTTGTCGGTCGTCGCGTGGCCAGCCTCGCCGCGCAGAAACTGTACGGTGTTACGCCCACCGACGTCGCCGAGCATATCACCCAGGTATTCGCCCGTTGGCGAGAAGGCATGCTGACCCTTGTCGATGCGAACGCCGTACTTGGCCGCGATGTTTTCTAGCGCCCCGGCATTGGCCTTCGAGCCGAAGCCTTGACCGAGCCACTCGTTGCGGAAGCCCTCGTACTGCTGCGTGCCCCACGGTGTGGCCGCAGGTGCAGGCGCAGCCGTCTGTGCATACTGCGGCGTAGCCGCCTGCTGCACTTGCTGCGGCTGGTACTGCTGTGGCTGCTGTTGCTGTTGATACGCCTGCTCGTCGTCGATCTCGTTACCGTACGGATCAGTAGCCATAGCCCTGCTCCTGCTGCATTTGGAACCGTCGAAGTAGCTCGTCTTGGATACCCCCACCTTGACCGGCATTCAGGTTGAATGGTATCGCGCCTGGGTCCATCGGAGCACCCGTGTTCGGATCAACAGCCAGTGGTTGTCCGTCTGGCCCGAGTGAGGCAATGCCAGTGCCGCCATTGCCCTGGTACGGTGCCGACATAGACGCAGGCGATGCACCCGGCGGCATATTTCCTGGGCCCTCGGGGCTGATCATCACAGGTCCTTGCGGAGGAAGATTGCCCGGGCCCTCCGGGTTGATCATACCGACACCGGGCGGGAGATTACCAGGACCTGGAGGCGTGACCGTACGAGGCGCGGGTCGCGCAACTGGCGGCTTCATCGGAGGCTTCCTGGGATCCGCTGGAGGCAAATTCGGACGCCCAGGCGGGGTCACCATTCGAGGCGCCGGCTTCGGTGTCGGGCGACCTGGAGGCAGATTGCCCCGGCCCGGGGGCGTTACCATGCGCGGCTGTGATGCTGCGCCCGGACGCCCAGGTGGCAAATTCTTTACTCCCGGAGGCGTGATCATCTTGGACGCCGGCCGAGCGGTCGGAGGGGCTCCAGATCCGGGACCATGCGAACTGACCACACCAGGAACCCGAGACATCAGGACGTCAGCGATGCCGGGTTTCTTTTTCTGCCCGGGCTGAGGCGCAATCATCATACGACCACCTGTTCACCCTCGACGTCGATGACCAGAGAGGTCGCCGCCGAGGCAATACCGACAAGGAAATCCGTCGAGAGCATTTTTCGTACGCAGTAGTAGTCGAATTCGCTGTTTGCCGGAATCGACCGACCACCAAAGAGCTGGGTCCCGCCGGCCGAGGCGCCTGTCGCCCCGATGTACAGCGAGAAGGTCACGGCACCCGCCGTCACGTTCGCGATGTGAATGTGCCGGATGACCGTATAGATCGTAGACGCCGGGGGCGTGTAGATATTCGCCGCCGAGTTCGACAGATAGGCAGGACCGGCAATCGATTTGAGGGTGCCAAGCATCTACAGGACTCCAGAAAAGGAGGAATTGGTCTCCCAGTCATTGTACACCGATGGTACGAATTTTGCATTTATCATCGGCCGAACACGTAAATGGTGCCGCCGTTTAGGGATGCACCCGTCGACGACAGGACGCGAATCGCATCGATGACCGTAGTGCCGGGCAGTATCCACACGCCCTGCGCGGCCGCACCAGCCCCGACGTACTGCTGCGCCCATGCCATCTTGGGAGACGCCTGCTGCAGCATCGTCAGTGAGAACATGCCGTTCTTCCCTGACGTGGTTGCTGCATTGTGCATCGGCATCTCGGTTTTGTTTCCGCCGACCGGGTCGTCGAACGCGATTGCGATGTAGTCGCCAGAACTGGACAGAAAGGTCGAGCCATTATCTGTGCTGACCCGCACCTGAAGAATCGTATTCGACGCCGACGTCACAGCACGCACGATGATGAGAATCTCGTCGTACGTCAGGCCGACGAAATCTTCTTCCGTGCCGCTCGCCGCACGGGCTTCGATCAGTGTCCAGCCGCCGCCGCCCGACGCATTCTGAAATGTCGGGAGCGCCCCTGCCCCATTGCTCGTCAGGACCTGCCCGCTTGTGCCGACGTCAGCGATGGACTGGTGCGGCGCCGTGGCTGTCGTACCCCCGCAGATCACCGCATACGCTGTCGCGGTCGCACGTCCCGAGCCGCCCTCGGCCACGACCAAGGGCAGTGTCAACGACTGCGACGATGGAGGAAACAGTGGCCACGGGTCGTCAGGGTAGGGCTCGTCCGGGATCGGAATTCGTCCCGCCAAGCTGCCAACGTCGACCGACAGTGTTGTAGCCGCCATCACGAGCCCGGCACCGAGCGAGATCTCTTCGAAGTCGCCCGCCGCGCCGGCACCACGCCCGACCAGCTTCGAGCCTGCCGTCGCCGACACGAAGTTCGAGAAGGGCAGTCGATTCTTGACGCCGTTGGCCAGATTGACCTGCGCCCACATGGGCCAGCCAGCTGCGGGACTGGTCGCTTCGTTCGAGATGTAGCGGGTCTGGGTAGCCACCCAGCCCTGGATCGTGTCCGGGTTGAGTAGATTCGACGCGCCGAACGTCGCCGACCAGCGCTGGTTCATCGCCGCTTCGATGGCTTCCAGGTCGAGACGGAGATACCCCTTCGCCTGTTCCCACTTCTCCGGAAGAATCTTCAGCAGCGTAATCATGAGGTCTCCTCATCGCGATAGCCGACGTCGATGCGCTCGATCTGCCACGGCGAGGGGACGTTGATCTCGACACCCTGGTTGCCGAGACGGAAGCCAAGCGGGCCCGTCAGGGCAATCGTCAGGTCCGACTCGCGAACGAAATCGCCTACGGCGCTGTACGCGGCCGTCACCGACCACGCACTGGGGTCGCCCGGGTCGGGCAGATCCTCCTCGATGATAAGAGGCGGCCCCGTTAGCACTTCGAGGAACTGTTGCTGACTGGTCAACGTGGTACCGCCAGCCGTCAGCTTTCGAATGCCGAACTGCAGCGCGTTGAACGTCGCGGACTCCATCGGGGTCGCATTCGAGAAGATCTGATGGGCGATGGCGTAGCGCGCCGTGGCGTCGTTCGTCGTCACGCTGTACGACGTCGCGTCGATGATCAGCTCCTGCGGCGACGTCGTATCGAAGAGCCAGCTGAGTGTCTGGATGTGGTAGACCACGTCGTCAGCATCGGCCAAGTTCGCATGCTGGTACATATCGACATGCGTAGCCGTCGCCGAGTTGACGTTCTGTGCCGCGCCACCTGTCGCGAGCGGGATATCACTGACCTGGGACCAGTTGGCGCCCGTGTCCACCCCGCCACGCGAGAATTGATTGGTCGTCCCGTTTGCGGTCGGCGGGTAGCCTTCGACTTTCGTCCCCTTCGGCCACTCCATCGTCGCGGTATCGGTGCTGGTGGCCATGTGGAACCAGCCGTCGTCGTACCAGATCTCTCGTGCGGTCGCGGGACCGCCAGCGGCGCTGTCCTGGCCGAAATAGAAGAACGCCGGCCACACGGTCGGCATGTTGTTGCCGTTTGGCGTCGACTCGGCGAACGACGCGAGAAGGGTCTGGCCGTCTTCGCTGTAGACGTTGACGTCGTGCGACGATGACTTGCCGGCGCCCACCTGGCCGCCCGTGCCCTCGCCGTAGAAGCGCATCTTCACCTGGTACCAGGTATTCAGGGAAAACGAACCCTCGTAGGCCGTTGTCGTATTGCCGCAGAACGAAGGGACGGCGCGCAGCTGCCCCGTCGTGTTCATTTGCAGTTGGAATTCGAAGGCAATGCTACCCGAGCCAACACGTGCGACCACGACGTTGTCGGCCGACGGATAGGTCTCGATGCGGAAAAAGAATCGCGCCCGCATCTCCCAGAGGGCGGCCGGAAGACCGGTGTTCGCGAGCAGCAGCCTGACGTTGGCGCTGAGGTTTCCCGATGACAGGCCCTTGAAGCCGTACGTGCCGCTTCGCTTCGAGTCAGTGGTGATATCGGTGGTGTGGTAGCCGTTGGGGAAGTGTAGATAGCCGATATGGACGCCGGTCGTGGGGACGAAATGGCGTAGCTCGAAGGGGATAATGGTTTGCTGAATCTGCGCCATGGTGTCCCCAGCATGTTAATCCGTCAGTGTGATCTTGATGCTGAGGATGTCTCCCGAGACGACGTTGCGAGCATTCGCGAAGTCGCCCTCGCCGTACAGTGTGCCAGTAGAGCCGCCCTTCGTCGAGTTGTTGACGAGGAAGGCCCCGCGAATCGTCGTCGTGCCGTTGATGTTGAAGAGGGCGCGCGAAGCATCGTTCGACATTGAGCCGGCCGATGCCGCAACAACCGTATATGCCGGCCGAGTCGCGTTGCTGTACGTGGTTGATTCGGTCCAGCCAGTGTGCGACGACATGGTGTCAGTCGCTGTATACTGCGTGAAGCCGGCATTGGCCACTACACCCACGTACCAGAGTGGTGTCACCACCCCCGAGAAGAACGTCATGTCGAGCAGGGCATTCTTACCAGCCGTCGTGACGAGATTGTAGAAGGCGTCCGACCATATCAGGATGCCATCGCGATAGCAGTCGACTTCATAGAACGACTTGAGAGTCACACCCATGTTCATGATGTCGATCCTCGCGCGGGCCCCTGCTTCGTCGCTTTGAACGCGAAGAGGAAGATCCGCCAGCCTATTGGGACGTTGATGACGACAGCAGCCATGGCCTAGACTTCTGTCATGGCAAGCACTTGAATCCTAGCAGTACCGACAGCAACAACCCCATATAAATTGTTACCCTCGCCAAGTTCAAATGGGTAGAAATCGATTGTGGCAGTGATAGCTAGGCCGTCTCCTGCAACCACATCTTCAGGCCCCAGTGTGATAATACTTCCGCTCCGGTAGCGAACAATCACTTTTGTTTTGTTCGGCCCTGTGCCTTCACCTTTTACCAGCAGTGTTGGAGTAGTCTCGACCAAAATTGTACTTGATGTAATCACAGTCTACCCCTTTGCAATGCCATCGACTGACACAGTTGTACCCGCGTATGTACCAGTCGTTGTGTATTTCAGTCGAAAAATGCTGCCCAGGGTACCTTGAATAACGGTATCGTCGGCCAGTGTGCCGTCCGTTTGTACGAACGCCTGCGCCGTCGGCGCAATGAACGTACACACCGACGAGACCTTCCGCAGTGAAGCGACAAGGAAAGCAAAGGACATGATGTCGCTCCAGGTCGCGCCGCCATCATGCGAGGTCTGTACCCAGATCTTGGCCGTGGTGCCACCCGAGCCGTACACGAAATTCACCTGTACGCTGAGATAGTTCAGCCCTGTCAGAAACTGCACAGGTGTCGTCGTCACAGCAGTAAGCGCTGTCGTAATAGCCACTGCATCCAGAAAAACGATGCGCTGGCCGCTGCCGTGAACAGACCCATTTAGAGACATAGAAAACTCCTTCTACAGTATACCCTAGCTCGCGTCCCTGATTCGAATCTGAATGGCCCGTGCCTCTGACATGCGTAAGCTGTCGAGCAGCTGGAAGACCTCGGTTTCGGAGCCAACAGGTGTGAACGTCACGTCCTCGACTTCGTTGGTTTCCTTACCGAAATCCCTGATAAACGCGATATCGATGGGGTACAGGGTGTTCGCCTGGCCCAGGATCGAGGCGACCATGGCCCCGAACTGGTTCAGCTGGCCTGCGAGCACGTACGACCGCGACAGGATCGTCGCGACATAGGGGTCGCCGGCATCCTCATCCTCAGTATCACAGCGCTGGATGAAGTTCGGCTCCGTCAGCCCGACGAACGGTCGCTGGCTGATCGAGGAGACGCCGTCGATGCTGACCACTTCGGTGATGATCGCGACCGTGGCCGCTTCGGTAATCGTCCCCGTCCAGGTCGACCAGCCTCGGCCTACGGAATCGCCGCCCATCGGGCGCAGCTCCGAGACCTGGCTCACGATCTTGAAGTTGGGCCGATCGTTACCGTCGACCGCGACCCACCAGTGCGCCTGCTGCTTATACGGGTAGAAACAACCGCACGCGACCCGGGCCGATGCCTGCAGGTTCACGCGTGCCCATGTGCCGCGTAGGCCGACAATGGCCTGGATGCCGAACGAGCCTACTCGGGATGGCCCCATCAGCGGATCGAGGAAGTAGATGCAGGACGACCCGTCCTCAGTGTAGCCGGGGAAGATCGAGCCTTCGACCGCGCCACGAATCTTCGACATGCAGATGACGTCATACGCGTCAGTGACGTCGCCCGTTCGCATCATGCGATAGATGGCCTGGAATTTGAAGGCGTACCACGTGCCGAAGTCGGACGATGCGAGGCCAGTCAGCGGGCCACCCGCGGTGTTGTCCAAATTCTTCGTATTGTCGATATCGAGAGGCAGCCGCTCGTCGTTCGCGCCGCCCGGGTCGTTTGCGACCGGTGTCCAGGCAATCGTCGACATCAGACTGGCATCGGTGAAGTGGCCGCCCATCACCAGACGATCACCATCAACTGCGAGGAACTTGAACGACGGGATCAAATCAAAGTCGCCGATCTGCGGAGACTCGGGGCCCTGGTCCTCGTAGCCGGTGGCGAAGACGGTCGTGTCTGTGTAGGTGGTCGTTGCAATCAGCAGGGTCTCGATGTCGTAGAAGATCGAGCCATCTGTACTGGCTTCAATAATCCAGTGCGTCTCGCCCTCGCCCGGGAGCACGACCGGCTGCGTGATGACAGCACCTGTGAACACACCCGCCGGGACGAACGTCACTGTGGTCGAGGGCTCACTCCGACTGATAATCGTCGTGCCGCTGAGTCGTGCTACGCTGACTCGGAAGTAGCGCGTGCCTGCATAAGTACCAGCAACAGCCGTATCTGCGACTGTCGGCGGATTGGGCTCTGCAAGTCCCGTACGCCGCAGGTTAGTGCCGTCCCATACATGAAGCCGGTCAACGGCACTGCGATACGCGACGAACAGCTTCGAATTGAGCGCTTCGGTGTCAATCTGGTAGATAGCCGGCACTGATGTATTCAACGCATCAGTCAAGTTGATACCATCGATCTCGTCCCAGACGCCGTTCGTGCGAACTGCGACCGTCGCTGAGACCGTCGGAGTCGCCGAGACAGCAAAGATCTGCTGATCGAGGATGTCGTTGTCGAAGGCCCACTGCGTCAAGTAGACCATCAGATCTTCGTCGTCCAGGTTCGAGCCAGTGATAGTCAGCGGCCCGCAGCCAAGCCGACGCTCGCCGAGGGCTGCACTGAAAAACTCGACATTCTCAGCGAGAGCGACCTCGTCATCTCTCAGTTCGGTCGGGGAATCCGTGTCGTTCTGGCCACCCTTCCACGATGCGATGATCAGATCCTGCGGCATTAGCTCACCAGCCCGTGAAAGCCGTTGGCCAGGCCGATACCTGCGTTACGACCCTGGAAGATATCGAGGCCGTTTGACTTCGCGATGTAGAGGCGCAGTTCGGACAAGCGCTTCTCAAACTTACCCTCCTGAGTCTCTGCTTCGCTGTATTTCTCCATCTTCATCAGCTCGTCGGCCAAGGCCCCACGCACCAGGATATCGTGGAAATCCTGTGCGAAGCCGGGCACGTTCGAGCCGGCCAGATTGGTAATGTTGATCTCGACATCGGCGTTGAGGATGTACGCTGACGACGGAATGACGTCGAGTTGGGCTGTTACCGTGTCCGCGTTCATGTTCGCAGGCGCCCAGTTCTGAGGCGGATCGGACTGAATCGTCATCATCCGCAGCTCGTCCATCGTGCGCTCGCCGAGAATCCACTGCGTTTGCAGCAGCTCGACGGTGATGGTGCCAGTGGCTGGTGTGGACGGAGACCCTGACACGGTGTACGTAAACGTAGTATCACCAGTCACGGTAATGACGAAAACACCGTTGTATGCGGTTTCAACAGCCCCTGCGACTTTTACCGAGACACCCGTCGCGTACCCATGATCCGTAGCCGTCGTCACCGTGGCCGTCGTCCCCGAGCGCGTGATCGACGTAACCGAGCGGCCGTAGTTGTCGAAGATCGTGAAGATCTTCTGGCAACTGAATACGACCTGGTTGTTGCCGACTGTCACCGCTTGCGAAATCGTCGTGCGGATAGACGTTTGCAGTCCGACTCCCGACATGACCTCTCGGTAGCGGTCGTTGACTTCTGTGCCGATGCGGGTGAGTGCAGCAACCGACGTAAGGTTGAGCCGGTCAGCGACGATGGCGACTATGGCTGAGAACGTCGTAAGGCACCCCCTAATAGAGTACGTTTGATCAAAGAAACACAGCCGGGAGATACTCCAAACTCCTTAGCAATGTCGTTTTGGGTTTTACCAGGTTTCCAACGTCTACCCCACAAAGGTACAGCAGATAAAGCCATGAGTGCAGCTTTAATATCTGCTGTTCTATCAATACGCAACTTTAGAGAGACAGGCTCTAACGCATCGTATCGGTCGAAAAGTTCTTGTAATTTGGCTCGACGTCGTGAACATAACCAAGGCCACAACATAACAGCCAACGATTGAAATTCTAGAAAAGAATTGATATACCACGACCACTGTTGCTTATGTGGGGGGTTCAATTTTCTTTTCCGAATAGTCCCCATACCCACTACAGATTGAAACTTCTCCAAAACATCTAGGTCGGTCATGGTAATCATTGCCCGCAGGCTTCTGTTGCCGGTATCTCCACTGCCAAAAGAGAAGCACCCTTCTCCCTCAAACAGACCTGCAGCCCAAGCAACGTTTGGATCTTTGGCAACAATAGCAGTGAAGGTCATGATGAATCACCCACCAAAAATCGATACACTCTGCCCGCCAGAACTCGCCGGATTGGCATGTTGCGCCGCGCCGATGTCGAGATAGCCTGTCGTCAGACCACCAGGAAACACGCCAAGCAGGCCAGCGGCTCTCGCTGCGGCTCCTCCACCTGCCGTGGTGTTAAGGCTAAAATCACCACTCGCCGGATTCGTAAAGAACGAGGCTGTTCCCGTGACAAATCCGATGTTGTAAGACGGTGTCCCCGTAATAGACCCGCTCGTATTATTGAATGTGGCGCAGTTGTTAAATACCGATGGAGAGGTCATTCCTGTGAGGTCAAATCCGACTCCGCCATTGGCTTCGGCAATGCAATTGATAAATCGCGGACTCGTGAGCGCATTTGTTGATCCGACTCCATCAGTGCCATTGCCATACGCGACACAGTTCGTCATGGTGACCCCGTTTGCGTTAAACAGGTCGAACCCAAAACTACTGCCACCTGTATTGTTGTATGAGATGCAGTGGACTAGCGTGCCGTTCGAGGTGACCGCAATTCCCGTGACTTCATTGTCGTGTGAAATACACCCGATCATTGTGGTGCCGCTGATTTGCATCGCTGCGCTCGTCGTCGTGCATCCAGTCGCTCGACATAGCACCATTGCTGACGTTGCTCCGGCTATAGCAAACCCATTGTTTGTGCAATCAATGGCCGTGCATCCTCTCAATGACACTCTCGGCGCGCCCTCAGCAGCAAATCCACGGATCGAGGTAAGATCATCACCGTCTATGGTGATATTCACAAGCAACGTATCATTGCCACTCGATGACGGAACGACGACTATTTTGGCTGTGCTAATCCCGCTTGCGAGTAAGGTGGGTGGCGTGCCGAAATCACCGCGGGTCGTCTGATACCCCTCCCATATTGTTCGCGTGACAGCAATACTGGCACATCCACCCGCCACATTCGGTGTGGCGCTGGTGATGCTATACGTGCCTGCCTTGATGTAGACCCTATTCGCCGCGACAACGACCGCAGCCACGAGTGCCGGATCGCTATGCGCGCCTCCGATGTTCATCGTGATCCCGGTGCCTGCTGCGACGTTGCGGTCTACCGTGATTGATGTAGAGCTTGTAAAGACAGTGACTTGATACCGTCCAGCAGCGAGTGCGCCCGTTCCGCCTTGCAGATAGATGATGTTTCCAACTATGGCTGACGTGAATGTCGCTGTGGCAGAGGTAATGACACCCGTGCCTACTGCGACCGCATCAGTAGTAGAGATATTATTCCCTACCGTGTTCTTGGCATCCTGCTGAGAATAGTCCGTCCCTGCCGCTCCCGTGACAAACCCTCCGCCATTCGTCGCCGCGCCTGCGGTGCGGATCTCCCAAACCGTCGCCGCTGAGAGTGCCATGCGCTACTCCGGGTTAACAGCGATTTTGAACACGCGATTGCGCCCTGCATTCGAAGACGCTTCCAGCGGTGTCAGCACAGCAACCGCATCCGTCAGCATGAATGTACGCACTTCCGCATTCGTGATAGGCGTGCGCCCGTCAGTGGCTGATCCGTCTACGATGATTTCAGAGTCGTTGGGGAACAACGTACCCCAATCCTCTGCCGTAAACTCAATCTGCGCTGATTTGATCCGGTTGTAGAGCTTCGCCAGCAAATCAGCCAGAGGCCGGATTTTTGTGTTGGCGATGAGGATAGCTTGAGGATTTGTGTTAGGCATAGGCTACTCCGCGACTGTCGTTCCTTCCATGGTGACTGATTCAATAGTGTTCGCGCCGCCGGCCGCTGAAAACTCGATGGTCATAGCTGTGTTGGCCGTGCCGGGCATCCACACCCCTGATCGTACGAATGCTGAAATTGCCCCTGCAGTCGCCGGCAAAGAGATCGTGGTACGCCACAAGTACGTGGTTCCACCAGTTGCACCGTCAATCACAGCTACAGTCAAGTTGACTGCTACAGGAGCCGTGCTCGTTGCTGCAAGCGTGACCGTAAATCCTACGCACACGTTACGAATGCCCGCGCCTGCCGCAGCCTGTGTGGCAGTCGCCTGGGTGTTGGCAGAGGCCACGTTCTGCACATCCCAGTAGTTCGCCGATGGGCCCTGCAATCCTGTTCGAACAAATGGACGACCCGTCGTATCGCCGATAACCCGTACACGGTCGTTATCGGCCTCGGCTGTCGGCAGTGCCGTCTCAGCACGCACGCCGATAAGCACAGGATTTCCAGCGTCGGCACTGCCGCTTGCGACATCTCCTGCGACAGGAAGCGCACTTTGATTCGAGGCGATTGTGACAGGGAAACTCCCTGCCATGGTCGTTTGACCAAGTGCGATCGCCACCCCGCCAACTTCAGTAATGTTGACGTCTCCCCCGCCACTGCCACCGGGTTGGGTCATAACGACCCATTCCAATAGGCCGACATCCCACACGTAGTTCAGGGAGTATCCGGCCGGGTGGGACGAGGTACTGAAACCCATTAGGGCCTCACGTTCGATTTGATTTCGTAGAAGGTTTCGTTTAGGGCCTCACGTACACACACCATGATCTTTTCTGCGGGCAGTTTTGTCTCGACCACAGGATCGACCTTGGACTCGACGACGAGTGTGACGAGTGGTACGTCAACAGAGGGTGCAGCGCCGTAGCCGAAGAATTCCTTCATCGTCTCGACGAAGCCCCTACTCTTAGGTTCGATGACTGGGACTTCGACGACAGGCGCGGGTGTCAGCACTGGCGCGGCATCAACCTGTCGAGGGCGCGATTCAATCAGTCCCAGCTTAGCCCCCACTCGACGACACACTTCATCTTCGAACTGTCGTTCAAGACCGAGGCCGGGCGCCCACTGTACTACTTCACCTGTTTTCTTCTCGACGACTTGGATCAGAAACTTTGATGCCATGACTCCTCTATTCTAACACTCGGCGGCCGGGCCCTACCGCCGAGCGCTACTTTTTCTTCTTAGGCTTACGCTTACCGGCTTTGTCCATCGCGATGGCGATCGCCTGCTTTTCAGGATACCCGGAATGCCTCAACTCGGAGATATTCTGGTTGATCACCGACTTCGACGAACCTTTGATCAGGGGCATCTCACTTGCCTTCGAGGGCCCGACGGTTCTCCTCGTCGAAGCGTTTCCGCATCCCCCGTTTGCCGGCGGCCTGAAGCCGTTCGATAGGACTGCCCCCGACTTCAGACAGGTCCTTCACAGTGCGGCCGGCTTTGCGAAACGACTCTCCGACCTGACCAGACTTCGGCAAACGCGGATCAACCTCGCCCGATTCGTTGGGTAGCTCGATGTCGCCTGTCCGCTTCCCCGTCGCCTTTCGCATCAGATATTCGAAGAGTCCAGCCATCACGCACCTACCTTTTCACGAGCCTCGCGAGAGGCCTTGCTGTTGCCGAAGCTGGGCTGGGTCTTCTTAGCCTGCTTCGCCTGACGTGCCAGCTTGCGCTCGGCCCGGTCGGCTGCATCGTCCTCCTGATCCGCGCGCTCCTCTTTCTGCGCGGCCACGATCTGCTGCAGTATGTCCGTGAAGTCGCGCGCGTGGCCTTTCAGCTCGAACGCTTTGTCTCGCTTGTTCGAGAAGTTGATGTTGACGACTTCCTCGCTGCCATTTTGCACAACGACGACCTCGACCAGGCGATTGATGTAGCGACCAGAGTGGGTGAGCCGATTCAGCAGTTCGACCTCGCGGTCGTGCGTGGTGTCGAAGTAAATCTGGTGCCCGTTCTGGTAGTAGTCCCGGTCGAAACTGAACCGAACCTTTGGGTCCGGGTGGTACTGATTGATGGCACCCCGGCGTACGTACTCGCCGATAGTCATCCTGCGTGGAGGGGCGCTCTGGGCAATCCCACGCGCGACAGCGTCTCCGATGATTTGACCAAATTGGTCAAGACCAGCAGGCTGTGCGGGCGCCAGGGATGTGCCGGGCGCATGATTCGACTGCGCTTCAGGCTGTTCGACAGGGGTTTCCTCAACGGGCGTGCTGGGCTTGGGTGCTTTCTTTTCGAATGTCATGATCGTAGTCCTTCTCTCGCAGGAGCGAGTGGGGGAGCCCGGTTATTTGGACTCGGGCTCCCCGAGTGTGCCCGGCGCGTGATTGCTCCGGGGTCGAGTGAATTACGCCGGGACGCCGGTCTCCAACGTGTCGAAACTGTAGTTCGGATTCCAGTAGTCAGTCGTAGTGCCAACCACGTCGGGCGAGTTGAAATTCCCCGTCGTCGTCTGGAAGTTGTTGTACGAGACACGATTGTTTGCGCCGCCGCCGTTGTTGGTATTCAACACCACGGTCGTGTTTGGTGTGCCGCCATCGCTGAACGAGTTGTAGTTGATGTCGCAGGCAAAGCCGGCAATCATCACACCATTGACGTTCTCGTCGAAACGATTGTGCGTGATTTCCCAGGCGCTCTGGCCCACGCCGATGTTGCCGACACCGAGGACGGCAAAGTTCGCCGCCGAGACAAAGCGATTGCCCTGAAGCAGCACGCCGTAGCAGCCGCCTGTGTCGTTGATGTGCTTGTACCCCGAGGCAAAGCGACACCCGATCACACTCATGTGGGACGCATCGGTTTCCGCAGCGCCCTCGGCTGTGCGTCGAAGCTCGATACTGGCGTTGAGTGCGTGAACATCCGTAGGGCCGGTGAAGAGGATGTTTTCGAACTTCCAGCCCTGCTGAATGACAGCCACGAGTGGAGTCGCGGCCGTTGGCACCAGCGGAGCTGCCCACTGTGCTGACGAGTCCGATCCGCCTGCCGGCGATGTGTCTGCGTGACGAGGACGGTTGCCCGTCCCCACGACAGCGACGTCGAACACCCCGACGGGGGTCGTGAGCTGTTCTCGGATTCTACCCGAGAATACGATGGTGTCGCCCGACTCGATCACTTCGAACGCACGGGCCATCGTGAGAAATGCCTTACGCCAGGATTTGCCGAGGCGCGTATTGACGCCGTTGACTGCGTCCACGTAGTACGTGGTACCACGCCTGGTGAGCGTCTGCGTCTGGGCGTTATTGAGTGTCTGCCAGTCGAGCGTTGCTTTGGAGACTTGAAGGGCCATGTGTGACTTCTTTCTTGCTGGGGTTGATAAGTGCTGGCTCTACACAGGACCAGCGTGAATGCTTAGCTCGGGATCGTGGGCACGGTCTGCCACGTGGTTGAATTCTGTGCGATGAACACAGCCGATGTCACTGTAGCCATCGTGATTGCACCGTCTACGGCAAGTGCATTGATCGCATCGCCGACAGCCGGCCATACGAGCAGCCCACCCCCGCCGATATTCTTCACGTAGAACGTTTTGCCCTTGACTGCCTTGGGCAGCCGTATGCCAACTGTGCCATTGCCAGTAGACACAACGAGCGCCGGAGCTGAATTCGTAGGGATAGCCGTGGCATCGGCTTGCACCGTGCCAGCGGCTACCACTACTTCAACATGAAGGGGCGCGTTTCCTGAGCGATTCGCCATGACTATCCCTTCAGTTACCGCGTTAGTCGAGCGAGATGCCGATCATGTGCGGACGATTGAGTGCAAACGCCTGCAAGAATGTCGTCTCACTGACTGCCCCAGTCGACCACGCGCCGAAGATGAGCACTTCCGCGCCCGCCCCGGAATCGTCAACTGAGCCCGCCGTTGCCGTCGCGAACGCGTTCTTGGTATCGGTCGAGGCCGTCAGCGCGAGACCCGAAGCCGCACCCGTGATCTGGTACCAGCCGTAGCTGGCGGCTACAGTAGCCCCCATCGCGATGGCGATTCTGCCCAGCATCGTCGCGGCCACGTCTGTGTCGAGCAGCGCTGTGCTGTAGTCGACACCCACGTCGTAGTTGACCCATGAGCCGATGGCCGTCGATGCCACGCCGAGCAGGTAGACGTACTCTGCGTAGCCACCGTCCGCGCCAAGACCTGCCGCAACCAGACCCAGTGGGTTGCGCTGAGCCGTGTGAACGTCCGCTGGGGCGCCAACGGCCGCCAGTGCGTTTCCTGTGAAGTAAGGAAGTGCCATGATGTGATCCTTTATCCCTTTCTACGATGAAACGTATTGTGCAGCACGAAGCAGCACAGTTGAATTGTCTTTGAGTAATCCGACCCCCCGATTACAGTTGTTACACAAAATACCACGTACTTTCTGTGTTTCGTGGCAATGATCAACACTTACACGGGGCCTATTTATCAAAGAATCATCACACACCGCACAGCGATGTTCCTGACGAGCCAGCATTACTATATATTGCTCCTTCGTAATGCCATATCGACTAAGAATTCGATGCCACTTAGCATATTCACTTCGAGCAGCTTTGTGGTTCTGATGATATCTCTGTACTCGTGCTCGGGTTTTATCCCGATTGCGAACTGCCCAAGACTTCTGAGCTGCTCCCATACACTGCTTGCACCATTTTGTCGAGGTTCGAAGAGTGCTCGGGTAAAATTCCAAAGCATCCTTCTCCTCGCCACAGTGAGTACAAAGTATCGCCATCGCCGATCTCACACGTGGGCAACGCCAAGGCGGCTGCGGTTGTTGGTGCAGGTCTGGAGCGCCGAGTAGATCTTCGACACGAAGCCGTTCGCGTTCGGGATCTCCTGCGTTTCGCCCCGGTCCCGGAAGTACTCCTTCGACACGACGAGCTGGAAGTTCTTCGAGTTGAGGAAGTTGACGTCCGTGTCTGCGTACTGGCTGAACACGTAACGCGCGGTCTTGAAACCAAGGATCTTGAAACCGGCTTTCAGCTCCTGGGTGTCGATGTAGCGCTGATTCGCCTGCTGTGTCCCCTCGAAGAGGGCCTGGGTCGCGCCGTCGCTGACCATCAGGGTCGGGAGCAGGTTGGAGCCGCTGCCCTTCGCGCAGGCATTCCACACCGTGGTGAACGCGGCTTCGATGTCCGTGTCATCCACGTAGGTGGCCTGCTGATTCCTCCACCAGAGGTTGACCGAACTGTCGATCCCACCGTCCGAGCCGGTGCCGGCATCGGTGATGTGGGTGTCGAGTCCGAGGAAGCCGTTGGTCGAGGTTGCGAAGATGTACTGCTCGATCAGGTCGTCGTGCGAGTCGATAGCGTTCGACAGCAGCGCCTTCACGAGTGCAATCTTCTGATTCTCAGTCGGGTTCTGGACTTCGTCTTTCTTCGACCAAACGATGGGGACGGAGATTTCAGCGACGTCGTACGACGCAGCCGTCAGCACTTCGGTCTTCGCCATGCTGGTCGGCTGCAGGTCCGTCGCCAGGAACGCCGCGCCGGGGTTGCGCTGGTAGTCCAGCGTCTTTTCGATGGTGGGGCCGAGTGATGCGCGTTCGACCGCGTTCTGCCGCTCCAGTTCGCGCAGGAACGCAGACTCGACCCACTGATTGGCCGCTTTCCGCTTGAAGTTCAGCACGGCTGGATAGGAAACGGCAACTCCCTGTCCGATTGTCAAAGCTATATAGCTACCCTAACTCTTTCTGGATTAACCACTTATCCTGACAGTATCCTGTCTAATAAGTGGGAAACTGTTCACTGTTCTCTACTGAACAGCTCACTAACCCAGAGCCTGAGAGGGTCCTATACGCTTAGTAGAGGTAGAGCGTATGAGGGTCGTCGCTTATTTGTTGCTTGTACGGACCACGGAGCCCAGCGACAATTTCCCGGCTCGTAGTCGCGATCGGCATCTATGCGATCAAGAGTCCAACCTTCTGGTCGGGGCCCTAAATCGACGAAAAATACCAAGAAATCCTCTCGCCACAGTTGGTGGACTTTAATACCACGCCCGCCATACCACGGATATGCGCGATGCCGAGGATCATAACATCTGCGCAACATTGCTCGATACGATCTATACTCAGACGTTTGACTACCGTTATGAGTGACAGATCGTTCTCGAATCTTATCGGCTTTCAGGCAACCACAACTTTTGTGTTTACCAGTTCTCAAGGCACTAGAGCGGATGGTTCGTATTTCACCACACGCACAGCGACACGCCCAGAGAACCTCACCGAAATTGTCTCGACCAGCCTCTGCCGTAACAGTTAACCGATCAAACACATGCCCTAAAAGAACAATTTTTCCCATAGGAGCGTTACTCCGTAAAACCCATTAACGTAGGGTCAGTCGACACAGTGATTATGCAGGAAGGGCCTGAATGGTGTCAAGCCCCTCCTGCAAGATGTATGCCTTACTTGATGCCCGCCCGACGAATGCTCTGGCGAATGACGTCGTCGAGGGTCTTCGCCTCGTTCGTATCCTTCGCCGCACCGCCTGGCACGACTTTTGCAGCAGCCGCTGTTCTGGTCTTGGTTTCCTTGATCAAGCCAGTACGCATCTTGTTGCGGTCGGCACGGACCAGGGGCACCAGGACACGCGCTACGGCTTCAGCTGTCGGCATATCCGGGTACTGCTGCATGAGGGCCACGATGGTGTCCTCGTGCTTCTCGACCAGGTCCTTGCCCCAGGTCTCATGGACGCCTTGGATGACCGCCTGGACCTTCGGCAGCTCTTCGTTGAAGGCTTCCCGCTGGTCGTAGTCTTTGGCGATCTTGCCGTATTTGGCCTCCATGCGCGCGTCCATGTCTACGATGGCTTCTTCCCGAGCCTTGGCCGCCACCCAGTCGAGCAGCTTGTCGTGCTGCTCGGGCGAATAGCCCTTCGACTTATCCTCGAAAGTGACGTCGGGCTGCGGACGGGGTCCGACGACTGAATCTGCTGCCGATCCTGCTGCTTTGGCAGCTTTCCCGGCCGCCGGGGCACCCTTGGCGTTCCCCACATACTTGTCGAACTTGCCCGGGTGCATCGTCGAGAGCAGGGTCATGAAGCGGTCGACGCCGGCCTCGCCCGAGTCGATCAGCTTGTCGATGTTCTTCATGGTCTGGGCCGAGCGCGAGAGGCGCATGTTGTCGGCCCTGAGATTCGAGATTTCGCCCTGAAACCGGGCCTCGACCTTCTTCCCGTAGTTCTCGACCATCTTCTTGACGCGGGGCTGAGGAATTTTGTTGATCCGCTCGCCCGGCTTCGGGTCGCGCAGGCCCAGCTCTTCGAGATCCTGTTCGAGCTGGGTCTTCTCAGCGACCGGCTCCTCCTCGACGGGCTCCTCTTCAACAACTGGCTCCCCACCAGTGTCCTCGGAAGTATCCGCACTGGCTTCGGAGCTATCTTCTATGTCTTCAGGGGTTTCCGAGGATTCGTCTGAGGAAGTGTCCGAGGAAATGTCCTCAGAATTGTCTGCTCCGGTGTCTACATCGCCGGAGTCGGCTCCGCTGTCTCCCGAGTCGCCGCCGCCTGCATCGGCGAACGCGCCTGCAATAACTGCCGTAAGTTCGTCTGACATGATGTGCTCCTACTGACGCGAGGAATGCGAAATTGCCTCCTCCGATTGTCTTACGTCCAACGCGATGTGTGCTTCGACTTGTCGCCGCCTTTGGTTCCAAGGTGGCGCACGTAATTTGTGTACCCGGCGGCCTGTTCAGCTCGCCTCAACTCTGCCCGGCTTCGAAATCGCCGGGGTGTCCCATCCGGGTGACACAAAGCATGCTTGATGGTGACATCGATCTCGTCGCCGATAATCTGTTCACGATTCGTCGGAAGATAGACACGTTCGAGGGTGCCTGTACACGCGGGCGACAGATCGCAGGCTGGGTTCGGGTGCTCAATAGGCTCCCAACAATCCAGCTTGACCTGTTCGCACGTGTCACAGCGTCGATCATACATTGGCAACGGTATTACCCCCCAGTGCCGCCTTAATTTGGGCCCTTCTGCGCGGCGATAGAAAGGAAAAAATTGTGAATACAAAGCCTCGTGCTCTAGGCCCTGTTATCTCCCATCGTCCACACACTGTAGACTTGCCGGAAGAATTAGTTTTTGTGGTATATCCGCCTGAAAGGTAGTAGTGGCCGCCAAACAATTCTACCACTCTGTCTAACAGCCACAGGTCTTTTTGAACTAGGGTAGCAGTCATCGACCCTCGACTACCGTGCGGGGCGCTCACAGACCCTTCACCCTCAAATACCCCTGCGACCCATGCAATGTCTAAGATCGTAGGATGTTTAACCGCTTCTCTTCCGGGCTTGGTCCACCCTCGTCGAGGCTTACCATCAAGACGTTCCGCCATTTACTTCAACCCTTTGTTGTGAATAGTCTGCGTCCCGTTGAATTCGTAGCCGTTGGCCGCACAGTAGCCGTTGACTTTGAAGTTCGACGCCGAGAGCTGGCGTTTCATCGTGCCGGCACACTTCCGGTTGATGAGGTTCGCGCCCGGTTTGCACGGCTTAGCGCCATGCTCCTCGAACTTGTCGCGCTCGGCGAGGGTCGCAAAGTAGCGCTCCTCGGGGCGTTCGCATGTATCACATTTGTACTCAAACATTGGCGTATAGCTACCCTCCTCTGGCTTCTGTTAGGCTTCCGTGTCCCGACTCCTCTTCGCAATCTTGTCAGCGGTATGCCATGATTCATTCGCGTCCGAGCCGCCTTGCGGAACAGGCATCGGTTCAGAGCCCGGTGGGGGCTCGCCGGGAGGAGGCGGCTCACCCCCTTCTGGGCCTGCCGGGGGCTGTTGAGCCTCGGGCATCTCTTCGAGGGTCGGCAAGGTGCCGGTCTCGACAATAAGCGTCTTCGCTTGCTTGATCTGCTCGATGGTCGGCGGTTCACCCTTCGCGATGAACGTCGCCAGCACCAGGACGTTGGTCAGGTCGTCCTTGCCGCTGAACGAAAACTTGAACGGAGGCTCGGGAACCGGCGGGGTCGGATCAACAACCACTTCGGTCGGGTCGATGCCACTCAGCTCGGCGATTTCGACAATGATCGGCTTCGGATTGATGAAACCCGACTTGACGGTGATGTTGAGGAAGTTCGTCAACATCTGGATACGCGAATTCGAGTCGAGAACGATCTGCGTATCGGGCAAAATCTTGAATGCGAGGTTCTGGGTGATGCGCTTGTTGTCCCAGGCACCCTCCATCGCTTCCTTTTCCTCGGGCGTGAGGATGGGGAAGTCCGAGTAGAGGACCAGGTAGCCGGCGACCAGCTCGCACACGTTGAGGAAGAATTTCGCGACTCGTCCGCGTTCCTGGCCCATGCGCGTGGCGAAGTTCTGCTGGCTGATGTTTGCCGCAGTAGCTGTACCCGACTGGTCGGCGCCTGAAATCTGCTGCGGGCTCAGCTGCCACGAGTCATGCAGGTCCTGCATCGCCTGCTGATCGAATGACAAGTTCTCGCCCGGGTACGAGGCGCGCGCGATCTCACCAATCGCTCGGGAGCCGTCGCCGTTCGTCGGAATCATGCCCTGCCAAGTGCCGCGCATGAGCATCGTCTGGATGGTCTGGTCGATACGGTTCACGTCGAACCAGCGGATGGGCACTGAGTGCGCGCGATTGTTGAACATATCGCGGCGCGAGCGGCGCAGATCGTTGACTTGCGGGCGACCGGCGCTGCTGTCCGAGGGCGGAATCGGATTGTCCGTGATGTACGTCAGTGTGCAAAACTGAACAGGAAAGCGCGTGTTCCCGATGTAATAGTGGCCGGCTTCGGGGTTCTCGTCGTCGAAGCTGACCTTCTGCTGGCCCTTCCACGGTTCGTGAATCGCCGGCTCGTCCAACCCTTCGACGTAGACGATGCGCCAGATGCAGTCGAGCGACTTTTCGTCGGGATCGACACGATATCGCCAGTAGTAAATGTCGTCGAACTTAACCTTTTTCGTGTCCGCGAGCCCGGCGCGCTCCCAGTTTGAGCGCAGGGTCTTGTCCTGGGCCTCGGCACTGTCGCTGACTACCGAATCGTACTGCCCGTCTTGCAGCTTGAATTCCAGTTTCGCTTCCGCCCACGACAGTTTGCCCGTGTAGCCGGCAAAGTCGGCTTCGTTGAAGTCGGAACCGGTAAAGTCAGCCGGCCAGAGCCCATCGACCGGCGAAATCCGCCGCGTGAAGATGCGATCCGACACGACCTCGTGCGTGCGCTTCATCGGCAGTTGAAACTGAGCCAGCATCGGCTCCAGGTTCTCCGGGGATGGGTCCCAATCGTCTTCAACCTCGGTTTCGGCCAGCGTCTGGAGCATTTCAGGCGGAAACAACGCCATGGTCTGCTCGTCGAGGGCTGAAATCAGCTTCTCGTTGTAGCGGGCCATGTACCCGGTGAAGATCAGGCAGATGCCGGCTGCATTGACCACGTCGTTGAGGCACTCTTCCATGGCCGCGCCGATGTTCGAGCGCTTCGGAGAGATCTCGTAGTTGAGTTGCTTCGCGAAGGGCGGCAGCGCGGGACGATAGGCTTTGTTCTCACTCGATAGGCGTACCGTGGGCACCTGCGAATACAGGTTCGCAGTCTTCGTCTTCGTCAGCGACCAATCAGGATTCAGCTCGGTCTGCAGCTCGTCGAACGGGACGTTGAAGCCGTTCGTGTACAGCTCGGCAACATGACCAATCCGCAGCTCGACGTTCCGGCGCCATTCCTGGATGAGGCTGTCTTTCTCGGTTTTGCAGGATTTCGCGCGCGTCTTGAAATACGTCTCGATCTGCTTCTTCGACATCGTGGGAGAGTCGGGCTCGGCGGCATTGTCCGAAGCCTTTTCAGCCGTTGCTTCGGGCTGCTCCGGCGTCTGCTCGTATGGTTCAGGCATGGAATCTCCTACCCGTCAAGGATAACACGTCAACCGATGATGTGGCGCGGCTTTTGCTTCGGCTGCATCCAGCGCCGAGTCGGCTCCGAGACCGGGTCGTGGCTAGGCGGCACCTGGCCCATGCAGAAATGCGCGAGCGAGATCACCCAGTGATCAGGCCCATCGGCAATCTTCCTCGGGTCCTTCGGGTCCATCTGCAGCAATGGGAAGGTCTTCACCAGCTGCGGGCAAGCGGGCCCGACGATTTGCACCTGTGGCTCTTCGTCGATGATGGTGTTCAAGTAGTGGTGGACGGCATATCCGTACAGCTCACGGTCGTTCTGCCCGGGCGTACACGGCACGCCGTTCTGTTCGAACAGCTCAGCAATTGAGTAGGGCGCATTACCCGTCTTGATAAACATCGTCGGGTCGACGAAGGTTTCGCAGATATTCATCCCCTCGGACAGCTGTTTGATCTCGGCGGCAACATCAGTCGCCAGGGTGCGGCGCCACGTTTTCTCCTTGAACACGATGGCACGACCATTCGAGAGCACCGCAATCCACAGGCACACGGCCGGATCGGGGAAGTAGCCCCAGTCGACTGCTCGGTAGACCCGAATCCACGACAACTCGCTGAGGTATTGGCCCTTCCACGTGGGCAGCGTCTTGGTGACGTGCCAGGGGACGATCTCGCCATCTGGCTTCTGCATCATCTGGCGGAAGTCAGAGAAGTACGAGCCCTCGTCGACAAATTCGCCAAGGAGCCATGCGCGCCGCACGTGCTCGGGCAGGTTCTTGAGCCGTTTCTCGTAATCCTTGCGGTCGACGAACCGGTTCTGATCCAACGTCGAGAACTGCATCTCGAAGTCGTCGGGGTTGTAGTCGGGGAATTCTGCGTAGTCGACGTCGTGGTCGATGAACCACTGCTTCATCCACGCCGCACCAGGGCCGAGCGGATTGGAGCAGGCACGCACAAGCCCGACGAAAGCCCCGCCGACCACGGTGCGGACGGCTGCGCTGATCTTCAGGAACTGCTCCAACGTGAACGTCGACAGTTCGTCGAAGCCGATGTAGTCCCACTGCGAAGACAGGTAGTTGTCCATGTCCTTGTCGGATTCGCAGTGCGAGAACTGGATGATGGACCCGTTCTCGAACTTCACGTCCATCGTGGTTTCGCGGTAGTAGCCGATGCCCAGGCGCTTCATCTCGGCGCCGATGAACATCAGGTGGGACTTCCGCAGGTCGGTCAGCTTGCGTCGGATGATGAGCGCGCGGAAGCCAGGGAAGAGTAGGCAGCGAAGGATTGCGTCGAACCGCAGCATGTGCGATTTGCCGGTGCCGCGTGTGCCCAGGGCCAAGAGGTTGGGCGTATTGCACAGGTGGAACGGCTTCTGATAGTCCTGGGGCTCGTAGATAGTATCCAGCTCACCGTTTTCAAGGGTGACTTGAAGTTTCCAGGAGGGTTCCTCGGCCGGCCGGGTCATGGGACGTCTTCACCCTCGACAACAACCTTGGCATCTTTGACGACTTCTTCCTGTCGCATGCCGCCGATCTGAATGCCAATGAGAATCCTACCTGCGCCCGAGCCGATCTCTGACTTCTTGCCCACGATGCTGACTCCTTCGGAGGACAGGTTTTCGAGGGCCCATTGCGAGCCCCTGACAGCGACGTCCAGGCTTTTCGCATCTCCATTAGCGAGCGCGGCGTCAACGGCTTGCTTATGAACAGTCACGTAATGGTCGGCATTCGCTTGGAAGTTATCCTTAGCCTGCTCGATCAAAGCCAGCACGGCTTCCTTCGAGCGGCGCAGGGTGCGGGCCAGGGCGTGGACCTGTGACGGGGTCGGAGGGGCGGGGAGGTCCTGGACGAACTGTGCCACCAGGGCCTTTTCGGGCCCCGTCACCGATCCACGTCGCTTTCCTGGCTTCTGATAGTGTTTCGGAAGTACTGAACGCGAACTAGGCATGGATATTGCTTTCTCCTCCAAAATTGTCTGTTGCAAGATGTGTGCCAAGTATGGAGCCGGGGGAGGGGATCGAACCCCCGACCCGCTGTTTACAAAACAGCAGCTCTACCACTGAGCTACCCCGGCATTCGCGATTCTCGAATCAAGAATGGCACGATTTATGCACAGAGTCTAGTGGAGGATACTTTGGAACAACTGCAACCACCCGCCCCACCCCCGCTCGAAGTCGTGACCGATCTCGTGTTCGACTTTCTGGGCATGGCCAAACCTTTGGTTCACCTGATCCGCGAACACGACACCTTCGAAGACCGGGGTGACCACTACTACATCCGCTGGAACGACGTCGGTGAGGATGCCCTCGTGTTCAAAACCCAGTTGTTGCAGTTCGCACGTCGAGTTCGACTCACACAGAAGGTCGACCCGAGCAACGCAGTCCAACAGGTCGTCGCCGACATCAAGAAGAAAGAGGCGGCTGCCCAAGGAGCGGCGGGTCGGAGTCCGGCTTCTGCTTCGGCACCGTCAGTACCGCTCCCTGGAGTGGGGACAAGCGTCCCTGCGGATCTGTGGGATCGGAGCCCGTTAACACGATAAGGACACCGAGGCCGCGCACTTCCAGATGAAAGCGGATGTTCGGCCCATCAGGCACGGCTTTCCAGCGGCCCGGGGAGCGTCGACGGTCACAGGGATCAACCACAACTCGATGATAGCAGGAGGATTACGATGAGTGAAGGACAATACGACACAAGAAAGAACGCAACATTCAATCCGAATTCATTGAAAGACGCTCTTCGACAGGCCCACTCTGTTGACCAGTGCAGCGAACGCTGTGCCCAGGACCTCAGCGATGCCCGACACACCATCGAACAGCTGATCGACTATCACAACTACCAATTTCGCTGGCTGTGTGCGCTGCGGCGTGGGTTGCCCCAGGAAATGAGTCCCGAGGCCGAGCGCGGTCTGTACGAGCTGGCTAAAGCAGCCTTGGACAACACCAGATGAGCGACGATACACCGGCCATGCCGTCAACACAGGCGCCGAAACGTATCGTCGTCGAGCACGCTAGTGGTATCATGCAAATTTGCGGGCTGGTCTCGGTGGGCCAGCCCGACGAGTTCATCCCCGCAAGCGTGTCAGGCTGGGACTACGATGTCAACCTCGTCGCGAGTAAGACTCGGTACTGGTTGTATCGGGCCGTGCAAAAGCCCGAAGGTCTTGGTACCTTCAACCCTTCGCAACGATAGGAGTTTTCATGGCACAGATTCAGATTCGAGACATTGCAGGGATGGCCGTTCCCGGCATCAACGTACGGCTGGCGCTCGGGCATCAGAGCAGCGACGAAGCATACGACGACCGGTTCACTGATCTCGCCGGCAACACAGCGTGGCCAAATCCCCTACCCAGCCACGACGGGTACACGCTGTATGTCAACCATGCGAACGTGAACCCAGCGTTCGAGCAGACACAGGCACACGTACCCGATCTGGGTACAGATGTACCCTTCGTGCTGTCCAGGGTACCCGCGCAAGGGCAGGAACAGGGATTCCTCGGCATCAACGGCCGGAACTTCATCACTGACGATGGTCGCCCTTGGCAGTTTCGGGGCTACTCGACGCATTACCTCCCGAACTGTGTTGCGAGCGGATATGCCTGTTCGCCGATCAGGGACGTACTGGCGCAAGTGGCCGAGTACGGCTACAACACCCTCGTCTCAGTGGGGATGCACGCCTCACCGTGGAAAGTTGTGAATAACTGGGCGTTCAATCCGATCACTCACCCCGACTACTTCACGATTCTCGGGCAAATGTTCGATGCAGCCGAGGATGCGAAGCTGCGGGTCGCACATGCGCCGCTCGCTGATATGCAGCACTTGCCCGCCAACTTCGACAAGCAGTGGTTCTGGCGCGAGTCCTGTGCGGTCATGAAGGGCCGTTGGAACGTGCTGCCGCGCAAAGGCAACGAGGACTACTCGAACGGCTGGCACCCAGCCTACTACCACTTCCCTGACATGGGGGGTCTGCTCCTGTCACATGGTTCACGTGGTGAAGGCACCAGCAACAAGTACAATCCCTACTTCCCGTACCTCAACTGGGTGGAATACGAGGTTGTCCGTAGGGCGCCGAAGATGTTCCTCGATCTGCCGTTACGCCAGATGATGGACGGGGACTTCTACGGTCCCGCCACCAATTGCCCCACGGTCAACATCGAGCCGATGTACTTTGCCGATACCAACCCTGACCATGTCGGGGATGCGCGCTCGACCGACCCACGCGTGGCCTTGGAAATGGGTGTGATGATGGCCGCGTGTGCCGGCGGAGCCTTCGGCTGCTCATGGGGCCTCGAATGTAAGGTGCTCCCGGCCGGCTCCATCTCTGACCAGTGTGCGCGAGAGTTCATTCGCGGGCTCAAGGCCGGGTTCGTTCGACCGCTCGCGGCATTAGACTTCCAAGGCGATCACTAACTATGCAAATGTGTGCAACAGCCCCTACCGCGAACGGCAGTAACCGGGTATACTGCCAAAGACAACCTTTCAACCTTGTAAAGGAGACACCCATGGGCATCAAGATCGATTTCGGCAAACTCGCGGGCAAGCTGATGGTGATCATTCCCTCCCTCGTCCACATCGTCGAGCAGATCCGTGGCGCCGGCAACGGCCGGGCCAAGAAAGAGGAAGTCGTTCGACAGATTCCCGAGCTGATCGAGCTGGGCGAATTCGCCGTCGACCGTGACTTCCTGAACGACGCGAACGTCATCGAGCTGGTATCGGCGCTGGTCGATGCCGAAGCCGCTGTGCTCAAGGCACGCGCGGCCCTGCGTGCGGGTCTCGTGAACAAACCGCAGGCGTAATGATCAAGACTACGCTGTGTGCGGCGATTCTAGGCGTCATTTTCGCTTATGTTGCCGCATACTGCGTGGTCATGTACCTGTTCTGGGTCTTTCTGGGCCGCTGATGCTTCGATACCTTCTGCCCCTATTGTTGCTGAGCAGTCAGGCGCCTATGCCCACTCCCGAGGAGGAGCTGGAACAGGCGCGGGGCCGCTTGTATGGAGGGCCGGCAAGCCTGCTCGTTTCCGTACAGGCTCAGTACGGGGATGGCACTCCTGCGCGCGGGCAGATTGCCTGCGATGGGCTCTGGTGCAAGTTCGACGAGGTGCAGTATTGTGCCTCGAATCTCCCCTTCCAAACCGACAGCCGGGGCGTCTGTATCTTCAACCCATCGCTCGACTATCTGAGCGAGGGCGATCCGATGGTGTGCCGCGCCACAGCGGGCACGCGCTCGGGCACCCTGACCTTTTCCCCTGTGTCGGGCGGCCTGTACGTCATCACGATTCCAGGGACCCGATAATATCTGAACCTGTTCAGGTTTCTACCCTGTTCTAAAAATAACGAACGCTGCTTGTTGTTGAACAGGCATCCTGTCGATCTGCGCCCAGTTCAGATCGTCAAAAGTTGAAACCGTCAGGCACCGTGGTAGGCCGCACCCTCCCCGGGGTGGCCTACGATGCGTTTTTGCGCCCAGATTCGCTAGCTGTTGGCCCACATCTTGCACCTGCCAACTGTGGAGAGGCACGTACATGTATCATAAAAGACACAATAGGTGGCGCAAGAGACACAGCACATGGATACTTAGTATCCATCTACCGGGGTATGTGCTCGTTCAACACACATGCAGCATGTATTACTACCAGCCCGAAGCCTAGATACGTCAATGGTTTACGCGTGAAAGGGTGAGAGGGTGAGAGGGAAATCGAGCCAAACCCGACATGGATACTAAGTATCCAATATAACGGCTACTTATGATGTAGGCAGGAAGGATAACGGCCGGCCTATACTGAGAGTAGGGCCGGCCGTGCTATGTGCTTCGATGGCCTGCAGGGTAGGCCAAGGTTCGAGGACTACGGCTTAGAGGAGAGGTTATTCGTAGCGGTTAGTCTCCTCGCTGTAGACGCTACCGACTTCGGCCGCAAGTAGAGCCCTTGCCTCGCATAGGTCCTCGACATCTTCGATTCCCATGCTAGCAGGACTAGTCGCAATGTCGTCTAACAATGCAAGGGCCTTACGGATAACGCTACAGCCGTCACACGTGCAGGCCCGTCGATAGTCTTGCTCACTTCGTTTCATTATTGCCCCTCTCCTAAGATTTAGGCGGACTGACGATGATACGCTTGTGCCGTATCCAACCATGGAGAATCCAGGATTCAACAGCCGATGCGACAAGGCCGCGCGTCGATTCCAAGTGATACACGCTAGCCTCTCGGTCGAATCGAACGACCTTCAGACGTAAGTCTCCGGGTGCATCCATGCCAGCGATTGAGAGTATCGAACCGTGGCGAATCATCGCAGATACCCTCGCAGTCTGAGCCAATAGCCGACAACGATAGCCGATAGTAGAGCGAATGTCCTCATGCCTTGCACCGCTTGGCAGGCTGTACTTTCAGGCCGCATGCCTGCAGGAACACGTCCTGATTGAACAGCGGATTGAAGCGCCGAGCCAAGATGATGAAAGCTTCGGCAACAGCTATCGCTAGGTTGCCCTCAGCACGTTGGGTTTCCTCGGCCCATGCCGGTAGTTCATCAGTCCATTCGCCTTCGTTGATAGCCTTGACAATTTCCGCCATAGCCTGAAAATGTCGTCGTGTCATTTGCTCCCCTTTCTGAATTCTTTCGAGATATCGATACCGCAATGTCGGCACCGATACCATGCGAGTCGGCCCAGCTGGCCAAGTAGCATCAAGGTGCCTCCACAGACCTTGCACGCGACAAAACGACGTAGTCTCATGGTTACCATGTCCTTTCGCGTTGAAGTGCAAACGTCGCATCGAACTGTGCGCGTTGCCAACGATGCCAGTAGTCCGGCATGGGCTCGGCGGAATCGGCGTAGTAGTCGAAG